ATGATTGAAAGTAGAACTTTCAGTGGTGAAATGATGAAATTTGAATGTGAAGAACCACCCCACGCTATTTGTCATGGGTTATTGAATGGGTGAGGTTATTTTTAAGCGTTAATCTGCTTGAAAGTGCTGGCAGCTTTTTGAGAAATGCCGTCGACGTTTTTGAAGATGCTCACAATAGCGAGTTAACGATTGTGTTTCCCCTACTGGGCCGTGGAACAGTTCGCCAAATTCTGAGGTGAGTCTTATCCAGTTGTCTGATGAAATATTCAACCTCGTCAGTATCTTTGTGCTGTTAGCAGAGATAGAACCTCTCTTGTCATCACGGATAATTCTACCCGTTTCATCAACTAACTCTAGGTAATCCTTCAGTGCGAAGTTTATTCCCTTGGGCTGATTGAGCCGCTCATCTCCAATAAAAGGGAGTAACTTAGTGGGTTGCTCACCTTTCAACGCAGCATTAACCCTAAGTTGTATACTCGTGTGGTCTGAATTCTCAAGTGTATCAACCATTTTGGCTCTAATCGGATTGAGTTCGACATAAGCCATGCAAGCTAATACTGCGGCCTCATCAAGCAGGGCTTGGCTTTTAAAGCGACCTTCCCAGAATGATGCGGCGCGCGAAAACTTTTGGCAAAGAGTGCGAAAAGTGGGAAAACTAAACTTTTCATATACTGAAAGTCTTTTTGCATAATTGAAACTACTCAGAACTTTTAAACCTCCATCTCGGTATAAGTTAAGTCAGCCGCTTGGCCTTGTACTTGCCCATCAATAATGTATACCTTGCCACTTGTGATTGAGTCACCTAAGACCACCTGATAACTGCCATCGGCGTGCTGCACGGTTGTGGTGCCATTGCTGGTTGATACCACTGTAGCCACTGCCCGTTGAGGCTTAGGGTTTAAGTTTGTTAGGCGCTGATAAATATTACTCATGCAGCCTCCTCATTACGCAGTAAGGTCACACTTTGATCCACGGTCACAACACCTGTTGAGTCATTCACGCTTGCGCTGACTGTAAATGCATCACACACCGACTTAAACACTTCAGTGCCTTTACGAACACCCACCAACATGCCTGGTCTCATAGGGGGTAAATCTGCCATTACTTTGGTTCTAATGCTGTTCTGAACTTTATTGCCTGCATTCGCCAGCTCTGTCGTTGCCCGCATTCTGGCTGCCTGATTGTCAGTAATAAGTTTATCAACGATATCACCCGCAAAGTTGTCACCCGCAGAGCCTGTACGTTTAACTTTGACGGCTACTCCTTGTTGTTCACCACGTACAAATACCGCGTTAGCATCAGTGCGGATCTCTCGCTTTTCACTAAACGCCAAGATCACACCATCATGAAGGATCACATCTGCCACGGCATTCTCTGTATCCCAAGGCACAGTGGGCCATTGGGGGATCACGGTGATCATCTTCGTGGAATCATTAATATTGAGCATGGCCCCAATACTACTGGCCATCATGTTCAATGCTTCAGCTGGTGTTTTAGCTGCATAACTAAAGGCATTAGCAGGCACATTGTAATCAGTGATCTCACTGGCTAGTGTCCACCCCATATTCTCAATAATATCCCCCATCAACCCCATAAAGCTTCGGGCTTGAGCATTAACGTAATTAATGGGTTTCACATAAGGAGCCGATAGCTCTGCAAGTCGACCTCTGCCTGACGCACTGTAGCTCGATTGGCCAAACGCTTTGCTCTCAGTAGGAGATTCACACAGTAGATAAAAATCATACCCATTGATCTCAATTCTCAATAACTCATTTGCTGCACGCTCAGCATCGATGCGCGACGAAAAAGTGATATTGCCGCTGCTTGTCCATTGCGTTCGCGATTGTGAAATAGACACAGACTTGAGCACCACCGACATCCCGTCACTGACTCGAGTGCAATTAACTTGAGGACGCATGAGATAACTCCTTCTAATTTGTGGTTCGATTGGGATAGTGAGATCAAGCGTGGGTAAAACAGGGTATGCGTCTAATGCGCCACCACCATCATCGAAATAACAATGCTTAGGCGATGGCTTAAACCGCAACACTAACGGATTAGTTGAATGGCTCCACGGCTCACTAAACCTCAATGTTACATGTCCATTCTCAGGGGGGAGGTAGTTAGTTGAACATATCCACCTTGCAACATGAGGCCCCCAAGTTATTGAGTTTTCGCCATCACATATTAAACCACGATAACTAATCGTTAATAGACACGAGCGGTTATCTCCATCGCGCCAACTGATTTTTTGAAACGACTGATGAGCCACAATATCAAACCAATCTAACGAAACATTGCGATGGAGAAGTGACGATGACAGCCATTCAATTCCAGCTTGATAATGATGCTCATCAAGCAGTGAATATCCAAAGACTAAATCGATACGAGTTTGCACGTTGAACAACCAGGGCAATGAGTAACTCACACCCATTGATTGTGACGATGACCAACATGACGAGACTGTCATTGTCTCACTCAAATTGGTTAACCATTGGCTATCAAATACTGTACCTAAATTATGTGCTCGCTCAGCGATAATCAGCTTACTTTCAGGCTCACTAGGCTTAACCCAGCAAACAGCACACTCAATGCCAATGGTATTATCAAAGGGTAAAGGGGGAGTCACTTCACCATCAGAAAACCTCAGTCTTATGGGGGAGCTAGCATTAGGCCAAGGAGCATCAAATCTGAGCGTTAAATTGCTCCCCGAGTCAAACCGTAATGAGATTGGACTTAATGCGCTACCTGTTTTCTCAGTGGTGAAGCGAAGCTCCATTAGACATTGTCCGAGTATGGATCTAACTCTTCTAGTTTGACTCCATCCATACAGGCCGCGTTATATTCACCTGAGTCGTCAAGAATGATCACCAACAGGCTTGACCTTGAAGCATAATGAAGCTCTAACACCACCCTAACGAGCCCTCCGGCTGGTACATAATGTTGATAGACCATTTTTCCTGTGTATCGATTTATCAACATGAACCGTTCAGCATTTGGATCTGCATCGAGTTCAAGCAAGGATTGTTTAAAACCTGTCGTAGTATCAACCTCTATTTTGAGAATATTAGTCATACCAAGACTCCATATTGACCCAAAAACTACAAGCACCATTATGGGCCGCATGAACAAGCCAATGCACTTTCCCCCCAATAACTGAAGTCTGTGGCCAAGTTTGATCTGAATAACCTAAAGCCTGTGTCTGAATAAATCCAGGTAAGGTTCCTCGATAGGCTGGATGTAAAGAGCTCTCTCTAACATGAATCCCGACAGAATCAGAGTTAAGCGTATTTACCGTCGTAGGGTGATAACCCTTAATGCCTAAGTATGGGCGGTTATACACTCTAAAATCAGAAGGAACGCCATTAATCAATGTTGTTTGGCTCGTTTTAAAGTTAGAGTACAAATACATTGCTTTACCAAAATCCCCCCCATTTGATTCATGCATAAAGCCTGCAGCAGTTGCAGTGCCTAAATACGCTAATACTGTATTCCATGACGCCGAGGAGGCATCTCCATAAGCACCAGGTGCAATAACTGTAAAACGGCTAAGGTCATTAGGTACAAATGATTCGATATCCCCACAGAAAAAGGCAAGGTTTTTATAAGTTCCCATCATCATTGTTGTTCTAGTTTTATATATACCAAAAAGATAGAAACCTGCACTGGTGCCCATTAAACACCACTTAGTTATCCCCCTCTCACCACCAAACGCATACTGCTTACTCACATTGGCTATTGTTGTAAAATCCGGATCGGCTTCAGTCATTAAAGGGGCGGCTCTCAACAATACATGCCCTCCAAGCGTATCAGCACCCGTCTTACATTTTATCTGCATAAAAGAGCCACTGCCCTCGGTTTCAGAGCACCTAAACACAACAGCCAATCCGTCGGCTCTCTCAAAGGGCATTGTCCACCCAAGTGCTGTTTTATCACCATAGCCCTCGACTAAACACTTCTTAAGTAACGTGATGTAATTTGAGGGGCGAACATCATTATCTGGTAATTGAGGCGCACCAGGATCATCCCAGCGATAAACAGTGACAGGTAGTGCCATAAGGCCCCCTTATAGAGTGAATTAAAGAGTTAAGATTCATTACCACGAAACGCAAGCACGGCCCTATCCGTGGTGATTTGGCTATGCCCTGATTGCACCGTTCTTAGTAACATGAGCGGCTTAGCACTCGCATAAGTGGGCCACCTCACCGCTTCGCCTGTATTCCATCCACCACCAAACGCCTCTGCACGAATAACAAAATAGGGTGCATTGGTGAGTGGGTTAATGGGGGAAAAGTCGCTGAGCGTATCGCCACTGGCAATTTGACCCATTCTGCGACCCACACACCGAAATGAAGTCGGGGAGGTAAAAATCAGCACCCAATCTTCATTAATGGCGGTGTTGTTAACCACCTCGATGGGGTAATCCACCACATTCAAACTGCCGACAGCAGGTGTGCCATCCAAGTCCCAGTTATTGCTCCATGCCGTCATATCACGCACGACGCCAACTCGCCCTTGTAAGTCCCCCAAGTTTTGAACACTGGAGACATAACTCCCTACGGGATAGGCTTGACTTAATGGGGCGGCTAAAATCAATTTACTTGGCTGAACATCGGTCACTAACGCAATTTCACCTATCGTATCAGTGAGCATAAAAGGCGCTTCAAACCCACTAAAATCGCTGTTAATAGTCACCGTGCCCGCCGCTTTATCTAGCGTGAAATGGTCATTCGTCAGTGTCCATAAGGATCGACTGTTAGCATCAGTAATATCGACAAAGCGGGCATTCGCTCTCACGTTATACGTTTGTGCAGCTTCTGGGCTGGCAACGGCTTGCACTTGGGTGTGTTGGACAGATAAGGAGTTCCAGGGCGTAAACGATTCAACCACGCCACCATTCTTTATTCTGAGGGGATTAAGGCCATACAGCTCAGGTGGTGGAGATAAGGTCACCGTCTCAGAGATGTCATAACGCAAACTGGACAAATCAACTATTTGAGTGAACGTCAAACTCACCACGCCCTGGTTAATCGTGCCACTCATCCCTGTTCCTGTTATCACGCCAGCATTATCACTGCTAGCACTGAGCAGCACACCATCAACGCTTGATACACTGACGTAAAAGCTATCAAGCACAGGATCCACTTGTGCCAATGTAAATGTCACCGAGTTATCACTTAATGCCGCATCTTCAATCAACGCATCGTACACCAGCGTAAACTCGCCACGGGTGTCATCATTTTTAGTCACAGCCCCCGTGAGATAATCAACAATGGCGAGTACATAGCCATTGGGCTCTCTGAGCTCCCCGCCTGTAAACTCGGTTAACTCAACAACGCCATAATTAGTATCAGTAAAGGTGGCCTTGGCAAATACACTGCCTATACACAGCTTCTTGGCGGCATTCAGCGTTGAAGCACTGTTATACACGGCATAACGCAGTGATGAATACCAAGCAACGCCTAATGTTAAGCCAGCATAAAGCGCCCGACTGTACACCACACTGACCGATGAGCCTGTAATGGATAACTGCGCCTGCCAATTGAGAGAGCCCGTGGCGATGATGGGCAAAATACCGTAATTTTCAAAATACGGATCATCTATTAAATCCGGCACCGTATACACATACGTACTTTGACTTGGAACGGCGGGAACATTAATTTCTTTACGGATAAGACTTGAGGCCACATCACCACTTCCATCGGAGGTAATACGGTTGCCCGCGCTGACTTCAATCGTTTTTAATTTTGGGAGAAGCTCAGTTTGTGTTGATTCAACGGATAACACTTCACTGCTCGCTTCCTCAGACAACTTAGTGACACCGTGATATTTGATCCCATCATTTTCACTGACATACCTCAGCTTAGTTGCCCCAGATTGGCCATTAATCATCACATCATAATTGGGGGTATCGAAGGGAATTGGGGGCTTAAAGCTGACCACACCACCTCGCCCTCCAGTGACGGTTTTTTGTATTTCACAGAAATGCTCAAAGCGCGGCCATTGCGAATCCTCGTTACCTTCATATTCCACCGAAATCACTAACGTCTGGCCCTGCCTCAGCGTGATGTTTTCATAGTATTCCTTACCGTTGAACATGTAGGTGGTTTGCAGATAGGAGCGAGGAAAGCTATCTTGCCCCGCTAATAATCCAATGAGGTTCTTCCGTATTAATTGGCCTGCCACCACTGATGATTCCAGTATTTCAACCATATCCGTCATACGGTCTGCATCACTGAGCGTGTCAGATTCGGCGATTAACATGCTGACGAGCTCATCCTCCGGAGGCTGACTCACAAAGACATGGCCATCAAGCAAAATAGCCGTGTTATTGGTATCGAGTCCTGGATAACATTTCACGATATCAACAGCAGATTGCGCATGATCAATATCCGAAATAGCCCGAAACAACTCATTGAGCTTGCCGGACTCAACCTCATTCTTTGTTCGCTGGCCACCTGCATCATCGCTTGAGCCTAGCTGCTCAGGTTTAAACACTTTTAAATTTGCGCGGGAAATGTTCATTTAATGACTCTTTAAACAGTGATTAATTTTAAGGTGATGGCATCGATTTGTTCTGGCGACGCATCGCTATAATTGATCGCAGGCACGCCGCTTATCGCTTGTTCGCGGAAGTCCCACATCACACTGAACAACTGACCATTAATATCGAGTTCGAATGTTGTTGCTGCATGGCTGTTTGCGTGGGTTTCAAGTTGCTCTGACAAATCCAAAGGCTCACCATCGCTATAAAGCATAATGCTGCGGCCCGCTTGTTTACTGGCCACCTCAACATGTTGCGCACCATTTAAGGCATATTCACGGCGGCTCACATGGGCTGTGTAGCCAAAACGGTTTAACCAGACAAAATGAGGGAGTTCAATACTGTCGAGTATGATCATGACGTGGCCTTTATCTGTTCTAACTCGGTCAATAGCAGTTGCTTAAACTGCTCAAGCAGATCGGCTTTCACCAGGTTGCCCGATGGCATCACCAGCTCAAGTCGTACCGTTTCAATTCGGTTCGTGCTCGGTGTTGTGACTGCATTGCGGGGCTGAGTTTTTGATGTGGGGGCTATCGCTTTTGCTGGTGTGCTATCAGGGTGATTGACCTCTTCTTGCTGACGACGCTCAGCCACCTCAGCGTCAATTTGCTTAAGTTTGGTTTGGTAGATGGCTTTACTGAGGCGCAACGCTTCTTTTGCGCTAACAATGGCAGCGTTATCCTGGGCTGTTTTTGCTGCCTCCAGCTGAGCTTGCAACTCAGCTTGTTGCTGCTCATAGCGGCGCTTCTCTATCGCGGTTTGATTATTGTTAAGCTGATCTAACTCATCTTTGAGGCTATTGACGGTGCCATTGATGTCATCACGCAGATCTAAAATGCGCTCACGGGTTGCATCAATGGCCGCTTGCAGCGGTTTAAGCTCTTCATCACCCAGCTCTCTAACTTGACTGGCCGCATAGCGACTGATCTCATTAATACGTTCCAGAGTAATGCTTGAGCTCTCAAGCTCAGCAGTCCAATCACGGATCGCCAATGTCTCATTAATGATCCGCTGCTCACGAATAAATGCATCGTTACTCATTTGTGCCAGGGTCTGCCAAAACATGCCTGTCACTTGCGCATTTTTTCTAATATTTTCGCCCAGTACTGCTAAACGCTTATTCAGGTCTTCTGTTGATTCTCCGGTAAAATCAAACTGCTTATTGAGGTGTTCATAAGCCCCAGCAAATAAGTTGATGTACTCGGTTGCACGGCCCGTAGACTTTTCAAGCGCTTCAAGCTCCTCCTTCTGCTCTGCTAGGGTTTTGGTTGTTTTGCCTGCTTGTTTATCTAGATCTTGCTCGCCGTCTTCAAGTCCACCCATTAAACGCTGCAGAATACGCAACACATCGATGATCCGCTCTTTCTGCCTTAAATACTCCTCAGCCGTGAGTGCGCCATTTTTGTAAGAGTCATCCAAACGTAACAGCTCTTTAGATACCGCTTCATACTTAGCTTTTAGCTCTACATAGTTAGCGGCCTCTAGTGCTTGAACTTCAGTGAGCTGCTTAGTCTGCTTACTTAGCTGGCCTTGTAGCTTTGCCAGCTCCTTTTGCGCTTTCGCTTTATCCTTGCTCGATGCCGTCGAGCTGTTCATCACTTCACGGCATTGCTTAAGCCGGTTTTCTGTTTGCTGCAGCTCTTTTGATAACTTGGCTTGCTCCGGTGATAAGCTTTTAACGCTATCACGGTAGCCATACTGCTTGGCAGCCAAGCTCTCTAACTCTTTAGACAACCCGAGTGTTGCGGCCTGCGCCTTTAGGCTTTCTGGTACTGTTTGGCCTGTTGCCTCTGCAGCGGTTAATGCCGCTTTTGCCCAAGCATTAAATGCATCCTTTTGTTGCTCAATAGGCTCGCGACTGTTTTTGATTAAGTTAAATGCAGTTTCCGCTTTATCACTGATTTTTTGCAGTGCTTGGCTGCTGGTGAGCCCGAGTGTTTTATAGGCTATCTCAAGGGCATCAGCCCCTTGTGCAGTCGCATCAAGATAAGCTTGTTGTTCTTCAAACTTGCCACGTAACTCAGTGAGTAATTTAATGTGACCTGCATACTCATCACCTGCAGCTTGCAATGGTGCGATAGCCGCATCAACTTGCCTAATGAAGCCGCCCATGCCGCCTTTAACATCATTGAGGCTTTTTGTTTGCTCACTTAAGGTCAATGTGAGGCGCAATGCTTCATCTATTGTTAGCTTAATGGGCTCAACGACTTCAACCGTAGCCTGTTTAACTTGCTCCATGGCCCTAGCTGCGTTAATCCATTTACCTGCAGCGTCATCATAAATTAGCTTGCCTGCATCAACGGCTTGGTTGAATTCCTCCATGGTGCTAAAAGCGATGCCCGTTTGCTCACTTAAATCCTTTAGTGAATGCTCTAACTGCTTGGCACTATTGGCCGCTTCACGCTGTGACTGTGCTAACGCCTCCTCAGCGATCAATAACTCTCGATAGACGCGGGCTAATTCAACTAGTTCACTGATTAATGCGAGGTATAGCCCAGCTCGGGCCGCTGCGGCTAAGACGGTTTTAAGCTTCCCCGCCGCCACGGTGGCGCTTTGTGATGCCGCTGCGCTACCTGCAATGGCTCCGGTGTAAAGCCGTAGAGCACCAATGGCGGCATTGGCCCCGATAACCACATCACTAAAATAACTGCCCACTTTAAGTGCCAGCCAGGCTTTAGCCACAAACCCTATCTCATCGCGAAAGTGATACAGCATGGCTGCACCGTCTTGCACTGCAGAGCCGATACTGACAATGGTGTCACTTACCTGTTGCGCCCACTCTTTCAAGCGACCATCAGCCGCCATGGCGGCAAATTCAAGATTAAGCTCGCTAATTTGTCCCTTGAGCCAATCCAATGCACCAGACTGTGCAATGAGATCATAAAACGAGGTGAGGTTATCTTTCAGGTTAGAGACTTGCCCACTTAACAGGGTCATCTGCGCTGCCGCACTGCCTTCGCTGGCTCGGCCCATCTCATCAATCAGCGACTTGATGACATCACGGCCAAGCCTGCCATGTTCGCTCATCTTCTGCAGTTCTTGGGTGTTTTTACCTGTCACCTTGGCGAGCATGTCCCATACAGGGACACCGCGTTCAATGAGCTGTAAAATCTCTTCGCCTTGCAGTTTTTGTTTTGCCCAGGCTTGGCCTAACGCTAAGGTGATCCCCTCTACTTCCTGAAAGCCGCCACCGAGTTTAAATGCCTGGTCAACAATGGCTTTCATGGTGCCGTTCATGGGGTCGAGACCAAACGCCTTGGCTTTGACAAATGCCTGGTTAACTTCATTAAGCTGCAGAGGCACATCAACAGCAAATTGTTTAACCCAAGCCGTAGCTTGTTTGCCCGATTCAAAGCTACCCATGACAGCCTGCATCTGCACACCAAGACGCTCGAATTGATCGCCTGTTGCAAACACATTTTTAACCGCTTGCGCCACGCGGTCTAAGCCAAAGTAAGCCCCCGCTAAAGCAGTCACTTGGCCAACCACACCTTGCAGTGATGCAGCATTCTCTCGTGCTTTGGCATCACCACGCTTTAGCTGATTAGCAAACTTGTCGACCTTGCGGCCAGTACCATCAAGCTGCGAGCCTAGCTTGCGTTGGGCAACGGTGAGGTTATTGTGATCAATACCAGATTGAGACAGCGCATTTTGCAGCTTAGTGTGACTCGCCGATTGCTTGGCCAGCTCATGCTGCATCTGTTCAAGTTCTTTCTCTGCAGTATCAATTGAGCGGGAAAGTTGAACAAAAGGGGCATCTGTTTGCGCGGCTTGCTGCTTTAAATCTTGCAAGCCTAGTGCGGTAGCGGTAAGCGCGAGCTCCTGCTGCTCTAACTCATTGCGAGATTGCTTAAAGCTATTAATGAGCGCTTGCTGATTGGCAAGCCCATCGAGTTCATTGGCCAGCGCTGCCGCTTTAGGGTTAACCTCATCCGACTCTTGACCGATGCGCTGCAGCTCATCAGTCAGGGCTTGAATGTCTTGCTTACCAGTGGCTTCAGCCACAATGCGTAAGGCTAACTCTAAGGATTTATCTGCCATTTAATACTCAATAACATCAGGTTTAAACAAGGATTAATGCGGTGGAGTAGCTCGACTCAAAAAGAGCAACGATGTGGATTGCAGCCCTTATGAGTCGGTGAGAACGATATTGACTTACGCATCCTGCTCGAGGTACTCAAACGGATGATCTTTCCCTGTTACCAATTGAGCCTTGCCCGCCAATGTGGCACTGACAAACTCACTGGCAGCAAAGTCCAATGCAGCTGTTGGCGACAAGCTGGCATCGAAGATATCAAGCGTAATCGGCTTACCTGTTTCTAGGTTAGTACCTTCACCGAAGAGCCGTGCACGCACCTGTGCATTAATCCCGCCCTTCACCAGCGTGCCGCTAATGGCGTTGTACTGACCTGTAACCGTGACCGCGCCGCCAGCCTCTACCGCACCACCTTTAATCGCGCGAACTAAGCCAAGGGCATAATTCACTTCATAGTCAGTGCCAAGCTCTAAAGTCGCGGCGTCTTTTTTGACGCTAAAGCCAACAGCGGCAAAGTTTTTCTTAGGCAACTGCGCCCAACGTTGGTTTATTGATAGTGTTAAGGCTTCATCGGTTAAATTACCGCTCCCCTCATTGATCACTTCGGTGTCACCTAACAGCGCCATCGCGATCAGCTCTGCGGGTTGGTCATCAAACATCCACTCCACTTCCACAGGCTTAGCGATTTTCACCACGCTTAACGCCTGGCCATAATTGGCCTTCTTTTTACTGCCACGCACTTTTTCATCTGCGTCGGTTTTCAGCGCAAGCTTAGTGGTGTTGATAGGGCCGATGACCCCCGTTGATTGCCCTTGGGCATTTAAGCGGTCAACAAAAAAGTTGCCAGCGACGAGTAATCCACTCATAGATAATTCCTCATTTAGATAAAAGGTTAGGGTTAAAGCGACATTGCACAGTGAACGCTAAGGGGTAGTAGCTGTGACTTGAGGTAAAACTTGGCTTAACTGGACTGTTTTGGCGTAAGAAAGGCCCAACGAGTCCACGTTGCTTATCGAGCTTCAATGACTTTCCCGAAATGGCTGCTAACGTCTCTGCAATTAATTCACCCGCTTGACGCTCGTGAATAGATAAACGACAAGCGAGTACCACAAGCCAGGTTTGTTTGACTTGAGAACTGGTGCCGCCTTGCGCGTTTTCAGGAATGGTATCTCCCACATACAAGACATGAGCAGAAGGGGTTATTTGACTGCGCTCATCGATATCGCTCAGTTCATTGACCGAATAGACTTTTTTAAATGCACCAGATCCTTCAAGCAACTGAGTTAGCACACTTTCTGCGATTAAATAGTCACCTTGAATATCAAACATCACATAAATCCTGTTGATTTTTTACGGCTAAAAATACTGCCGTCACTTTCAACACGAACGGTTAAGTCACTGGTTTTAGCTGTTGAACCACTGTCACTCAGCGCGAGGTTAATCTCACCTTTACTCACTGAATTAAAGTACTTCACTACAGCCAAATACCGTTTCTCTACTTGCTCAGGCGCTCGATCGCCATATAAGAAGTAACGAGCAATGTCACAGCAATTTCGCTCCAACACCGCAGGAATAGGGTGTAATGGCAATTGGTAACGCCCAGCTAAATACCCATCAATTTCAGCACTGGCATCAGTTAGTGCCTGCTCCAGTACGGCTTGATTGATTTCACCAGGCACACTACCTTCACGCTCTGTGAGCAAAGTTAAATCGTGCTTACCAAACCTCTGCTGCATTTCTTGAACGCTTGCATAACTCATTACTGTTCGCTCTGTTGAGTCACATTAGCGGCCTGAAATTCAGTCCACCACAAATCACGCTCACTGGCCGAAACAGGTTTTCCCATCAGCTCAGATAAAGCCTCACATTGGGGCTTTCCACTTCCCGTAAAATGCGCTTTGTTATCTGGTTCTAACTTAGCAACAGCATCGGCAAATGTGGCCCCTAGGTCACCACTGAGCGTGGGGCCTTCCTTCGAACGTGTTTTGTTTGCTTGTAAATCGACGGTTTGCCCAGAACTTGAGTCGGGTAAAATCGTTGTCTGCACTGCATCAGGTTCGATAAATATGAGCTTAAGCCTTGGATCACCGTTGAGTTGTTCCAACTGTGATTCGCTAAAGTCATCAGCGTTGAACTTATTTTCACCCTTGCAGAAGCCGATACCGGCGCGCCGATAACCGTTATGCGCAAAACAGGTGATGACAGCAAGGCGAAGCGTATTCGTGGCAGTAGTGTTTGATATAGGCATTTCATGGTTCCTCCAGAAAATTGAATTACATAGGTAGAGAGCTACTTGCTGGAGCATCCAGCCAAGGCACCACAAGAATTTCTACGGCCTTATAAAGCGGATTTGTTCCACCACCTTCTAACTCACGAGTGAGAAAGATCTCTTCAGCTGCAGATTCATCATCAGGGCCAACAACCAGTAACTTAGGCATCACATTCAGTGGACGCCCTTCATCAGATTTAAGGCTCTTCATGGACGTTCGTGCGGCTTTAAAGTTGGCTGGATTTAAGGTGGCTTTAGAACCAAACGCTAACTGCCATAAACCAAAGCCAGCATTCACACGGGCATCGACGCCATAGCGGTACTCATCACGCATGAACACGCTTTCATCATCGTCTTTGGTCATTGATTTAATGTCATAATCTCGGCGGCGCTGGAACATCAGCGGCTTGATGGGTCGATTGACATCCAACAGAAACCAAGGGGCACCACTACCAGCTTGCATGTTGCTGACCGACTCAATACCCGTTTCTTCATTGCCCACAGGGTGGTCAGTATCAAAGAAGTTCTGTTTGTCATAACACAAACTGTTAAACCCAGCGGCGAGCAAGGCATACACCAGCTCATCAGGGTGGGTGGCTGCTGCGTAGCCCATCTCTTCAAATAATGGGGTATACACGCCATAGGTATCGTCATCGATATCATCACGAGGAATTGCCACACTGGCTTCAAACTTTTTGTTTTTAACGCTGTAGTCATGCAATGCCAGACTCTTAAGCTGACGATCCCCCAACCATTCACGCATACGAGGGAACTGGCCGAGCCAGGCATACGTGGTGCTACTGGTGGTGGATGGCACTAGTGTTGCGACCTTGCTCCAGAGCGGTGTGGTGTTTTTTAACCCCTTATTAAAAGAGGTTTTAATGGCGGTAAATAATGCCGCTAGACTGGTTTTGTTGATGATCATGTTTTACTCCAAATACATAAACTGACTAATGATTAACTCGTCGCCATAGTGACTAAGCAATATGAACCCAGACACCAGTGGCATCGAGATCAACAATATTGCCAAGAGCACTACGCGTGCCTGCACCATCGGTATTAGCAACCGTTTCATCATCAACGACATAGGCTGTTTTACCGATATCCTCACGCGTCACGGAGTTGTCATTGATAATGCGGTGACAACCATTGACAGTGGGTACGGACATCGCACCAGCGATGCCTTCACGGTTATCTATCTGTGTTTGTGCAATACCACGAGGCGTTAACCCAACAGCGGTTTGGCCAGGAACGGCATTCCCTGCAGCATCGAGCATCACAATGGCGCCCGCATAAATGAGTACAGCTGCAGCCATAGGATCATGATGATCACGATTGGCACGATTTGGGGTGGCTCTATCTTGAGTTAACATTAGGCATCTTCCTCATTCATCGAGGCCTTGAACTCTTCAGCAGAGAGGCCCATGTTTTTGCATACCGCTAATTGCTCGGTACTCAGTTGTTCATCATTTTCACCAGGGGTTGGCTTACCTTGTGTCTGTGTCGCGCTGAGCGCAGCAATGGCGGGGCGTACTTCGAGCATGTTTTTAAGTGCTGCAACACCTTGCTGCTTTCCAAAGCTAGTGAGGTAATCCACTTCAGCCTCTAGCACCTTGTCAGCATTATCCTTAAGCAGCTGCTCCACAGACTCTTTATCATTGCCAGCTTTTAGCGCCGCATAAGCAGTGACTTGTGCGTCATAGGTGGCTTTGGGGACATACAGGCTTAAGTCGACATCACCGCTAGCGCTACTGGCTTTAAGCGCAACAACGGTCTCTTTTGCTTGATTAAGCTCAGTTTCCAATGTGCCTGATTTATCCGCTTTCGCTTTTAAGGCTACAATGGCGGTTTTTGCGTTATCCGTGGCCGCTTTCAAAGCGGCGGTTTCACTTAAGTCACTAGGCTCATTGATGCCTAGCAAACCAAGCAGCACTTTTAATGCTTCATTCATGGGGAGATCTCCTTGAGAGGATGTTGATTGAGAGAAAGTATTGGAATGGGGTACAGCTTTTAATGCTGCAATGGCTTTCATACCATCAAGCGCAGGGTCATTAGTTAACGCAGCATGCAATAATGCTAAAGGGCGTCCAGACTGGGCGTCATAGCTAAAAACTGCAGAGATGTATCGATATTCTTTTTTGGCAATAAACTGCGCTGCAGCAGAAGTCCAATCGACATTGAGCGCAAATAAACCCTCACCAGGAACATATTCCAGCTCATTGAACCAACCCGCAGCGGGTGCAGGCTTTCCATTTGCATCACTGTTAAGTGTTTGGTGCTCATAATCAAAATGAAAGTCATTAGTGCGCTCTACTGCTTTGGCTTGAATGTTGGAAAAAGCCAATACATCCATCAACCACTTGCCACCAGGCACTTCAAAGGGCCGACCATCTTTAGCCGAGAAAAGGCCATCAGGCAGTAGCTGAACACGAGACGTGTCATTGATATTGAGTGCTGCAGTCTCACCATCGAAAGCAAAGGTGAGTACAGCAACAGACTCATCATTAAAAAGAGTCCTTGATTGATTTGTCAGTGCAGCAATAGCAACTGACTTAATATGAGTATTGGGGCAATTTGGTTTCATGACCCCACAATGATCTTTGTGGGGGAAAAGCTGTATTAACTTGGGTTAGTAAAGTTTTGTACTTCAAGTTAGGGTTTCGACAGATAATGAAGACTAGATATAGAATATCTTCTGTATCTAGTCTGTGAAGGCACTCCGTTTAATTTGAAGCAATAGTTCTATATTCTAGAGATTTATCTGCCAGATAGACCCAATACCTGACGACCTTACTACTTTGATGTTATTGTTTGTAATTGAGTCAATTTATTAGAATACGAATCCAAGTATATTCCTACTTTATGGTTTGGAATATACGGCTTACGCCAAGCGTCAAACTTCCAACCACATTCTAATAAATCTGAAACTACAAATATAAATTCTAAAGTATCAATAAAGAAGTTGACCATATTAAAATGAGACTCATAATCAAACTTCTTATTACCACCATGAACAAAGAAATTCCTACAATCCACAGCCTGATGAGCAATAAATTTTAACTCATCGAATGCAAAATCACTATGTACACGAATGATTTCTATACGCTCGTTAATTTTATGCTTAAGTGTTTTTGTACCTAATCTCCCGAGAGCTTGCAAGATCGATTGCCTTTCTAAACTATCTGGTAATGCTTTAAAAAATTTACGAGCTTGAGCCTTCGCTTCCTTAATATCGTTGGGTAAGTCCACCTTTGACTTATCTAAAATCAAATCAAATACATTAGCGCATCTCACTACCCTATCTACATTATATTTATTCGAGGAATATGTAAGGCATAACTGATTTCTCGCATCCTTCTTATTCTCGTAGCTATCAAACCATGCTTGAAAAATTTTACTTAAATAATCCTTTCCCATTTTCATATTAAGTAGTGAATCAAAGTACTCATCTGACTTTTCTTCATAATCCGTCGATACATAGATGTCAAAATAGCCATCTTTGTCATCTCCCTTCGTTTTGATGCTTATTTCTGATAGATAGTCTTCTTTACCACTAAGGACTTTAATAAAGCCCAGAACTTTCCAACACTCATTGACTATGTTTCTTACATTAATCGACTCATTCAAAGATATACAAAATTTTGTCGATATGTCAGATTTAACACCACTTCCACCATACGAAGATTGGCCTTCAGTGTGGTATAAAGAAAAATTACCAAAGGAGGTTTTGAACGAAAGTATTTCTTTACTTCCGGTATATATATAGATTGATGGTGGAGCACCCATATCATGATTTTTTTCAACTGTATGGTCATTGATATTGGCTTTATAGCCGAATAGCTCCTTTGATACCTCTAAGTCTTTCTGAACCAAATCATTAACTACACTCTCATCAACATTTATCATCGATCTAAATGCGTGGTGATCATAAAAAATCTTCTCAAGTTTATCTGTAGAGAACCATACCTTCTCTATACTAGCGGTATTTTCAAACCATTCTGTTCCGATAACAACAATTCTTGGATGTATAACACTACGATATCGACTAACATATTTATCACCCTGTCTGACAGTACTCACTCCATTTTGGGAAAAATAAATGGAGTCAATAAGTGAAATATGTTCCATTTCTTCATATATAAGACCATAAATATTGTCATTTACATTATCAATTATTATTGGCTCACTAGACCATACCTCAACTATTGTGTTTAAACCATTAAAGGTTATTTCGCCAAAGGTTTTACAATCACCAACTAAAATTTCACATGAAAACTTTTTACCAATATATTTTTTCATATCAGTTCATACTCTCTATCTATCAGCTGAAGCAGAAGACATAACAGGGTCTAAGTAGCTATATAACGCTCACTAAACCGATGTTGCCCAAGACGAGTTACAAGCACTACAACAAATAAGTCAAAGGTACTTTTTCGAAAAAAGTGGTTAATGCTCAGAAAAAAGAAATGAGCATAAATCAGTTGGGACCTACATATGCCTTAACTTTATTCATATACCCTTGATAACACTACTTTCCATCATCCCAAGCATTTAAAAAATCAGCTAAAACATCTCCGTGGCATGCTTCCGGTTTACAAAAACACCCGAGCCTTTTTCCCACTAATTTAAATACCTCTGCTTTATCTTTATTTGGAAATTTTTCAAAATCAAAATCATACTTGAACTTTCTTATGACCTCTTCTCGACTATGGTTCTCTTCATGCATTGAATAGGGATTCCCCCAATATGAACCTCTGCCGATATAAGAATATGTTGGTGTGTCAATCTGTCCTTTGTAGTTAGAATCTGTTTTGATATTAACTACCCTAGTAATAGAAATCATAATTTCCCGCAGAGGTACGCCTCTACTTTTTAGAGTTTGAACTTCATTAAAAAACTCTTCACCATCATCAAAGATAACTGCGTGTGTAGGTTCAAATTCAACCCAGTTTTTGACTTCTATTACTTCAAGTGGAGTTGAATGTGTATCAGAGAGTTTTTTTACGAATCCATTACTATCCTCAGGCGTAATGATTTTAAAGCTATCCATCTGGCTGGTTATTCTACTTAGTTTTCGTTCAAACTTTGAGTAAGACTTGAATGCGGCTGGGTACAGAATAAGTAATATTTTCATTAATATATGTGCTTTATTTCGAGGTCAACATCAGAATATTTATTCAAGTATTCTACTACAAGTCGTCTATGACAAAAATGGGGTTCATGCTCACTACAAAGTAAACATCCATCTTCTAATAAATTAGTTGGGATCTGTTTTTCGATATTTCTTTGCGCCATTAAGTTCAAAAATTTATCCTCATACCCCTCCCAAGAAAGCTCTTTTTTTTGATATGGCTTCAATATTTCTTTAGTCGGGGCTAAATCAGGAATATGGACATAATCTGCATCACACAGCTCTTTCAAGAAAAACTTAAGGTCATCTCTCTTTGCAAAACCAGATAACTGTGAAACGTTGTTTAATCGTACATCAATTAGTGTTTTGACATTAGAAGCTTTTAGGTAATGAAAAAAAGTCTCTGCATTTTTTTTCGTAAAGCCGATAGTATAGAGCTTCATGCTGCGTAATCCTTTTGTAGTGAACCCGACTTGTCAAACACTGTAGCTACAAACTTATAATGCATCCCAGTGCTTTCCAAAAGAGGGCTTAAACTTAGTGTTAATGCATACTCGTCGCCATCAGGTAACTCGATAGTAACTCCCTCCTCACCTTCATCAGGATAACGACCTTTCAACATATTCCTTGTTGCAGGGCAAGTGATCGAAATCTTGTCATAGAACACATCGTGATAAAAAAATGAGGCATGAGTTTTCTTTTGATAGCGACTATTCCAGCTGTCATATTCATTTAACAAAGTAACTTTTAATGATACTGGTCGAATTAGGTATAAAGACTGACTTACTCCTCCCGCATCGACATACGCCTTAGTAACTTGGTTACTAGATGTAGAAGTGTCTAACCAAATGTTGGTTGGTACATCAGTAATATTGAATACACAATCAGCACGAAAATGATGGTGCTTAGACCATTTTTGGCTAGGCTTAACAACAAAATTATCTGGCTGTCCACTAACTTCACAACTAGCATGTATTGGAATATCAACAATATCCAGTACTTTGAGGAAGCCTCCTTTAATGTACATATATTCGTTCGCAGTTATAGGAGCAGTAGCATTCCCTTGCTTATCTAAAAGAGCTGGCCGAACCCATCCACCTAACCTAACTTTATTATCAGGTTGATCTTCACTAATTTTACCCGCAATACATCTGCCGCCATTTTTATATGATTTAGCAAGTACTAGCATTTTAACGGATGTCATATTCAAACCTTTTTACTCAATTGATTTACATAGCTTTATATCACTGATTTGCTCAATTGTATAAGACGGACATCAATATTATGATAAATAAATTCATGAGTTGGGAAAACATAACTTATTAAAATGTAACCAGTAAGTTCGTTGAGTATATAATAAGGTATTGACGAGATAACAGTCCCTAAAAGCCAAATGATTCACAACGGCTGTCAACTACTGGATTTGAGTTACCTTGCTTCATTTGGATACGTGTTGAGCGTGTGCATTCCCACTTTGAAACTGGATCTTGCTTGTCCCAGGCTTGCATCAATTTTCTTTGTTGCTTGCTCATCTTATATTTGGGGTAGGTCTGCTCCATATACATATAAGTGCGGGCTATACGACCACGGGCAGTAACTGGTGGCTGAGCTTTCCTGCTGTCAATCCGCATGTCACAACTACCAAAATCTGACTTAACATTAGGTAGCATGGTGAAGTTATAGTTACTTCGTAATGCATTCACGGCCCCGATAGCAGGAAAAAGATTGTGCATATCAGCTTGCATATACCGATACTCTTTATTCACCTTTTCCGCACATTTCCGGCCTTTGAATGACTTGCCTTTACTATTAACACAACTAGCATGTCCATTGCGCCACTCACTAAATGCTTGACCAAAATTTTGAGCAGGCACAACATGCTCCCACTCTATTTTTTTAGCGCGTTTCAAGTGTGTCTTCGTTTCGAATCCTTCTGGGGCTTGGACATATTTCTTAGCATCAAATTTAGCCCCACAGTAGATCGTCACGCGATGATCTTGATAGACCTCACGCTCAAGCATCTTCTTGGCTTTGTTAAACGAGTCGTTTGAAGTGTTACCAGCAGCAATGGTTGAAGAGCTAAAAGCTAACAAGATAAAGGGAATAGCAAATCTAGTAAGAGTCATCTGAATACTTTAATAAGAAGTGATATTGAGATAATGCCTGATTTGTCTGAGCTTACCAAATACTCACTAACAAGATGAATCAAACATATAGTTCCTCATCTACGCTGTAACCTCATTTATAAATCTTTTATAAACGCCGTATGGGAATTTTAACGAGCTGAATATCACATTGTGTCACTTGACTAAAATCGTTGCTTAAAATGCGTCTGAGCGATTTAGAAAGCTTTAGCCAGATGGTATTGCAATATATTGATGATCTCCTCTCTCTCAAAAGGAGCAATGCCTAAATAAACCCGTGCGGGGATCTCATTACCTTGCATCATACTTTTTGAACTAGTGATACCGCCAAACTGATGCATAGCAGCATATTCTTCATTGCTACCCAATTCGAGTTGGTTGAGGCCCAGCATATAATGTAGGCTAGAGGCTAACGTCCCTGACTCGGTAAGTATTCTATCGGTTCGCTCTCCCTGCTTCACTTTTCGCTCCATAGTCGTACTGCTTAATTCTGCCCAAGGAGTGCCGTCTGGAGCTTGTTGCTCGATAAAGCGCTGTTGAGTGGACTCAAGCAAGTATTCACCTATCTCACCAAACACTGGTGTCAGATCACCGCTTTGCTTGAGTAGGTTATTAAGAGCTGTCGTTATCTTTGCTCCGCCTTTAACGTCGACTTGAATACGAGTCCCAGCCATTACTCTGGCTTTCCATCTGCAGCGGTTATCTCCTCAAGAGGTGTGATCACCTGAAGGCTTTCCCATACCTCACCAAACAACTCTTGCTCACGACCTTTAGCTTGCTGTTGTAATGTATCGATTTGCCGCTGCTTTTCTATGTAGCTTAGTGTTTTGTCGTTAACTATCACCAAGGCAGCATCAACTAAAGGCGTCGGTAGCCCTTGTTCTGGATCTGCATCAGCTCTGGCGAGCATTGCAGCTAAAGTCTTATCCATGATTAGCTCCATTAGCGATAGCTTGTTCGACTAGTTTATCAAAATAGTTGGCAATATCAGTATTAAATTCTGCCAAAGCATTACGATTTAATACCCAAGCAGCAAAATGCTCGGCATGCCATTCGGCTGAATTTGCACCACTATAACGTGTTAAACCTGGTATGTTTGGCGCAGCTCCGCCACCCGCTTTGAAATGTACTTGATGACCAATTTCATGTAACCAGGTCACCAATGTACCACTGTGATCTTTACTCTCGCCATAAGTTCTGACGATATGAGACATTGAGTACTCAGTTTTTCCGCGCTTATAAAATTCATGGGCTAAGGTAACTAACTGACGTACTTCATCCACATCCACTTTAGCTAGCTTAGTGCTGTTAGCCACTTTGACCACAACATGATCAAAGTACTTTGAAGTAAACCCTCTGGTTTTCCTATAACCTGGTATGGTGTAGAAATATTTGGGGCTGAACTCACTCGGCTTAAGGTACTCTTGTACTGCTTGCTGGATATCTTTTGCCCCTTTGTTGTTGTGGCCCATTTCAGCCTGCTTAACAAAAACACTTTTAACATCGTGGCGTTTAAAGAACTCACCAAGTTTAGCGACCTGCGGAGCGGAGCTTGTTTTTGAAATCGCACTGAGTACTTGATTAAGGCCATCGACATTGACACCTTGAGCTGTACTAAAAGCACTGGGTACCAGACGTTCAGGTGCTTGATATACTACAGCCTTCCTCTTAGCGATCTCTTGTTGCTTAATCAGGTTTGTTCCTCGCTGAGGGATATAATCAAAACCTGGATCTATCCCCTTAGGGATTTGATGTATTTCACCCGTTGTTTTGTCTTCCCAGTCACGCAAACCATCGTTAGGACGAGATGTAGTCGATAATCCTTTTCGCTCAAATTCAGACTGACTTACCCCATAAATACGGCATTTACATCCCCAGCCATTTGACACGAAATGAGTTTGCCACCAAGGATCACTCTTTGGTAACAGAGTGTCGTGCCATTTCAAATGTAGCTCACGCGGATAGCGACTATCACCATGAGCATAGCGCCAATACTCAAACCGCTGCAGCTGCTCATAACGGCCAGCATTATAACTTTGGCGCATGTTGGTATCGAAGATGATCTTAGCTCGCCAGCTCGCTTTACCAGTGTGCTCCCAACCGTTGCGAGCCACGATGGTATTAAACTCTTTTTTAAACCAGGTTAGTGATTTCCCATCCGCAATAGCAGCATCAACCGCACGTCTAAAGTCATTAAGCAGATCATCTTTCATTGCCCCCGCCACACTAAAGCCACTGTTATGACCATGACGCCAAAGGTCACTCCAGATTTCAGTCGGCACATTGAGCTTATTGCGAAAGAAGGTTATCTGCTCATTGAACGGCAAGGAGCCATAACGAACACGAGAGGACATTAGTGACCCTCGTTCACATCAAATTGACCCGCTAAATCAGCGGCGACTAAGGCAAGCTGCAGTACTTCACTGGCTTCATCGATACTCAGGTTTAGCTCGCTCAAATCTTGTTGAAGATCTTCCAATGAATTTGCACCTTCAACGAGTTGACGAACCTCATCAGTGAAACCTTCAAGGATCGACGACATATCGGCCTGCAACTTAGCAGACATCAAATCAATCGCCTCGACTTCTTGTTGAGACTTAAGAGCCACTATCCGCTTGATGGCCATCTGTTTGAGCTTGGCTTGCGACTCTTCCTCACGCTTTACCTTTTGGCTTTCTTGCTTAAGCTCAGCTTTAGCGCTAACCAGCGTTACTTCACCTTTCTGTGCCACGGGGATCTGTAATTTGTCCTGGGCCCATTGTTGGGGGATAGCAAAACCAACATCCACTAACTTAGGCAGAGACTCCGCATATGCTTTGATATCTTCAGCCTCTACCACATTGAAAACTAAGCGTGGACTGCGGTTAGGAGTGCGATAACTTTTACCATTAAGCATGTACATCGGAAACACAAGATCACGCGTCAATGTGTTGCCTATCTGCTTTAGATCTGAATCCCTGAGCTCTTGCCGGACTTCATTATGTACATTACCTAATGCATTGGTTGAACTCTTACCATCCGCTTGGCTTGTTAATGTCCCGCCTAGAATGGCCTTTGACTCTGTTTTTTCCATTAAAGAGATCATGTATTCAAATGGGTCTTTGTTTCCTTTTGCCGCCTCTTTAAAGTCAATCTCCATGCCCTTGGGAATGATCCCCCCTGCATTGTGTCCAATACTCATCACCGCACGTAGCAATGTAGCTTTCTCTGTTTTATCTGCGCCTGTCGGGTATTTTCCCAGGCGCAACGGTAGGCCGTAGATCTCCAAAAATTCGGCCAAATCACGCACACCATAATTTTTAAATAGAAACGGCCAGGCAAGTACTCTGGCTAAGCCATTACGCCCCACATAACCTGACTTGGTTTTATGCACATGACTTACCCAACCAAACGTCTGTAAAGCCGCACCATTAAGCGTATTATCTCGCAGTCGCAATTCATTGCGATCAACAATACTGCCATCATTGGCATTGCTTTGAACTGTCATAAACCAACTAGGATCTTTGTAGTTAAACGCCTTTGGTAACCATAGTTTTTCTTGCTGTTGCCAAACTATTTCACTATTTGAAAAGCTTTTTAAAATAGCGTCACTCATATCAAAAATGAGATCATCTAAGATCTGCAAATCTTCAAGCTGCTCCGCTATCATTTCAGCATCTATTTTCTCTGCAGTACTCGCATTCCTAGGTGGGATGATCTGCCACTCAACCCCTAATAAAGCACGACGACGTTTTTGCAACTCTGAGAAAATATGCCCGTCCTTCTCTTCCATGTCTTCGGCTAACTCACATTGTGCAATCAGATCACCTTGTTCAGCCTGCACCAATATTCGAGCAAGTTTAGCCGGTGTTAAACCGCGACTAGGGTGCTGGGCATAATGGCTATGAAGATGCCCTAACTTAGCATTGTCAGTTTGTGACTTCTTGAGCGCTTTAACACTAAAGCGCGTGCCATTTCTGTCTGTCTCAACAGCTTTATCACCCAGCTCTGTTTTATTACTGTTTGCTATAGACATGGTTAATAGGTTCCTCGATCAAAGCTATAGTCATCGTCATCAAAATCATCTTCGTCATCTGCAGCACCTTTAGGTGGGATTGCAGTAAACTCAATCACACCTCCTTCCATCCAGCTGGCACGGATAGCCATGACTAACCCAACTGCAAAATCACCATGGCGCTGTTGACCTGTGATAGCGCTCTTATCTGAGCCTTTATCAATTTTGGGTGTACCATTACTGACTTGGATTTTGGCCATGTCATCGATTATGTCTTGATGACGTGGAATGGTTAAATTCAAGTCTTCAAACTCCGCTTTGAGCTTGGGCATCCACTCTCGGTACCAAGCTTCAGATAGCATCACTTGCTCGACCATTTCCGTGCCATAACGGAACATGGCAGCCTCTGCTAAGTAGCCACCATTTCCTGTGGCATCAAATGACATACCCTGCAGGCGGGGCAAATTGTCACAAAGGTAGAATAAGATCTCCCTTTGAGCGTCATAGGTCAGCTTGGCCAACTCCAGCACAAATGGGGTACGTTTACTTAAATCGGGGGCGATTTCTAACGGCAGAAATATCGATAAGTCACCACGGCGCGCAAAGTCTTCACCAAAGGCGTGATTCCACAGTGGGTTAAGCTTCTCCAGATGCGGTTTAATCTCTTCACACCACTCTTTGACCTGAATATTACGGTGGGCCTCAGACCAGGTTTCAAAGTCCTCTGGAGCCTCGAAAGTCATAATAGGGATGGAGTTATCTTTCACCATCGCCTCTTCAATGAGCACGCGTTTTATGTAGGTACCACCGCCTTTTTTAGGTATACAGCAGTACTCTTCCAAAGCGTCCTCTTCAGTGGCTGTCGCCTTAAGCAGACTTGCTTTCCAGTCATCCTCTGATTCTTGACTCCATTCAATCTTTCGGATCTGACAGATGCGTCGATAGAGACCTTCATGGCATGCATCATCTAAGGTGATCCGATGAACACTGTAGCCTTTCTTACCCGCGCGGCTATCATTGATCACTTCATTAAACAGATTGTCAGTACCATTGTGGGTACTGATAAGACGCAACTTACCGCCCCACATTGTCAGGGCATTTGCAGCCTTGAGTACTTCAGCTAAGCGATCGTGGAATGCGGCTTCATCAATGGTGACGTTACCCTGCATACCGCGCAGGTTAGAAGGGTTAGAGGATAGAGCTTGGATCTTAAAGCCTGAATCAAAGTAGATGGCAAAAGTGAGGATATCTTTCTCTTCATCTTCATCACGAAAGATCTCTTCTTGAATTTCACTTGCCGCTTTTTTAAAGGCTTTAGCCCACATTGCAGCGGCATCGATAAACTCCCGCGCCATCTCCTTGTTAGAACCAACGTAGAAATGATTGGTGCCGCCTGCACTACGTGCAGCGGCTGCCGTCAATACACCATCGGCAGCCTCAGCCCAGGTTAACCCTGTACGACGGGATTTCTCGGCAATTTTTAGTTGAGACTCATCAGCGATCCAACGTTTCTGATAGGCCAGCAATACTTCTGAAGGATCAAACTGTGCCATCTCAGCTTGTATGGCCTGAGCAACTTGCGACAGCTTAGGATGAGTTTCTACTAGCTCGCCATTCACTAGGCAATACCCAATATTTCACGCTTAATTGAGTTAACAGCCTCTGCCGTGAGTCCTGCTTGACTTGCCACTTTTTCAGCCGCATTCGCCGCTTCTTCAGCAAACAATTTACGGATCTCTTTTTCACGCTTATGGCTGGCCATTGCGGCACTCTCAAGACGTTGAACCGCCAGCATGGCATCTTTAATCATGCCGACATCTGCCGCTTCTCCATCGTCATCTTGATTAAGCAAGGCTTTAAACAACTGAGAACGCGCCATTTCAAGAATGAGTTTAGTGACTTCACCTGTCGGTTTATCCCCTAGCTCAGCTGTCCATACCTGAGTTATTTCGCGCATTTCGCGGAGGCTCTTACCTACGGACTCCATTTTAGTGGCGTAACTATTTAAACCGGAGCGAGAGAGTTTCTGCTCTTCGGGTAAGCCTGCGGCTTCTATCAGTGTATTGATTTCACCAAGTAGCTCCATCTGAGTAATAGAGCCATCACGTAAGCCGGAGTCTAATTTTTTACGGATATTTTTAGGCAGCAAATCAACTTTAGAGCGACGGCCACGGGTTGGAGTATCTTTCATTTGCGCTCCACCTGAACTTCAAAGGAAGACTTTAAATCTCGCAACGCCGCTTCCATAGCCTTAATAAATGCGCGTTCAGCTTGGGCTACTTCGGGCATTTTTCTGAAATAGTGCTTACGGAAATCACCATCCTTATAAACTTTCCCTTCTTTTTGAAAGCTCGGTTTAAGCACCTTATCTTCTAAGTCCGCAACAGATAGGGCTAGTGCTAAATGCCGTAACAATTTCTTTTGAGAGGCATTCAATGGCTTAATAGTCACAGTTACTCTCCCGCCCTTGAACGCTTAATGCCTGGCACATTGGTTAAGCCATCAACAACATCCTGACCGCGAGATTTAAGCTCTGCAATCAAGTAGTCGCCTTGTTGTTCAACCGACACTAAACCTTGCTCCTCAAGCCAATTGAGCTGTGTTTTAACCGTATCACTGCTCATTTTCACCCCAAAGCGGGCACAAGTATCACGTACCATCGAGTGGTTAGCACCAAACCCAACCATCGCACTCAGCGCCGTTAAAATTGAACGTCGTTGGTGCTCATTTTTAATATCAATTAACGCCATTAGTTTTTCTCTCTCAGTTCGTTTTCAGTCAACATCTCGGTCATGCGTTGCAGCGATGCAAGCTGAGGTGATACCGCTTTTAATTGCGTATTTACCTCAAGCAGGCTCTTATCCAGATGATGAAAGTCATCCTTGCTCGGCAGATGTGCGATATCGCTCTCCAACTTGTCCACTCGTTTTTCCAGCTTATTGATGTTGTCTTGCTTGGCGTAGGTCTTAGCCAAGAACCAATTGGCACATAAGATGGCTAATGACACTGCCGCGTAGATTTGTACCCAATAGGCTTTAAACCACTCGATCACATTTGACTCCTTGACCCGTGTAACTGTAGGCATGGCACAACGTACCGCTTATTGATTAACCGCTAGTCAGGCTGATGCACTAGCAGTGCATCGACTAAACCAACAGAAGCGCAGTAATCAATGCCAATACCTACCCCTTTATCTTCCATAGCGGCTTTAACCTGCTCACGAAGCTCTGGGTTGGAGGTGCTACAGTAAACCCGAGACATGTCGCTAAATTCATAACTTGAACAGGCACTAAGGCTAATAACGAGCAAAAGTGAAATAAGTATTTTCATCTGTGTTTCCTATTTATATTGGTGGTTTTGGTGTTTGGAAACTTCCAGCGCGGAGCCCCGACTTTAAGCGCGATATACATTGCTAATGCTTTAATTTTATGGACACCATCGGCTCTACATGCGTCATAGAACATTTGGTGAACCTGCTGATGAGGGCGAGAGCGAGTAACGCAGTAAACATCGTGGATCACACTCGCACGGCGATAATGACCATTAAAGGGAGAGCCAATGAGGTACCAGAGCACACGAGGAATGGAAGCCCCATCGATGACTGAGCCTGCTGGAGCTGTCCACGTCACTCCGTCTTTATCAACAAAGGAAAAAGGAGCTTCAAGCAACATCTTTCTTGGTTCGATTGCAAGCCAATGCGTAACAACTCGGCCAACAAAATAGGGCTTAATTGGCTTTTGGCTCATTCATGACTCCTTATCATTTGATGGATCTCGTTAAGAGATTGCCTAACGAGATTAGGAGTCGAGTGAGAACGTGCTGCACGGAGTGTTAACCGCTTCGCTTGTATATCGACCATGCTGATGCTGTACCAGCCTTGCCTAAATTGACTTTGCCAAGTGGCATCATGGCTATAAATAGGACATGACAAAGCACTGATACAGTCATCAGCGCGTTCAGTTTCAGCGGCTAAACGCTGCTCTCGTCCAGCTTGATAACGTTCATGTTGATGGCGGTTCATGCGGCAAACCTTGATTGCCAGCCCTGCCAGCTGAAGCGATTGGCAGCTTGATAGATCGCAAACTGAAGCTTAGTGAGGCGATGCATCCAACCGAGCAGGAATACAGACTGACTCAGATCATTCATAACTATTCGCGCATACTTTCGCCCACGTCGCGCCAAATACAGAGTCAATAGATCGTTATAATTATGGTTGTCGATAGCCGCTAAAGTTATTGGGCCAATAATGCCATCTGGTTTGGTTTTAATCGCACGCTGAAGCATTTCAATGGCTAAAAATATTCCATGATTAACTGCAGCATCAAACACGGCGATGGCTAATACATTTGGTAGCTCATCACAGCGACATACACGCCAATAGTCACGGTAGTAGATGCGTTTGGCTTTATCTAAGGTAAGTGCACTGAAATCAAGATTGGGATATGCACGACGACTAAATCCATACAGAGTTTCGCCGCCTCGGTCAGCGGCATGGTTCGATTTTTTCTCACCTTCAGCCGAAATGATCCAGTTAAAAGCAACAGGATAAATTTGACCGAAATGTTGATGCAGTGTGGATACATTGAATACTCTCATACAGCCAGAATGGCTGTATGAGGTCGGGAGCTGTATTAACTTCGGTTAGTAAAAATTATAAGCCTAACCATTGAAAAATTGTAGTGCTTTGAAAAGCAGCCATCGCTAATGCAAGATGTATCAAGCCAACAAAGAGGGCTGTGTAATCAAAATGATCTTTTGGAGACTCCATATTCTCACTAATTAATTGGGTAATCTCAGCTTCTGGAACATGACTTCTTAATTTTATTGACCAAGAATTCAATAACTTTTTACTTTGAATCAAAGTAGATTTAGCATGTAAATATCTTGCTAAAAAACTAAGTATTAGATAAATACTTATAGCGGTGAAGAATACTTCTGCTCCATGGCTTTTAAGTAAGTCTCCCAATATGACCCCTTTAGCAAATGATCCAACCGTAAAAATAAATGCTATAGACAATAAATCTGTAAATAATCCTGAGCTCAAATCACTCGATTTTTCAGCATACTTCGATGAGAAGTCTTGAATATCTTTGTAGACATCTTTTAGCTCTTTTCTATATTCATTGTTTCTTTCTGCAATAACGAAAGAATACTTTGACTTAGCTTGCTCTAAAGCAGTTTTTACATGTTCAATCCCATACTTTAGCAAGCTACCACCAGCAGGGACATCTAGCGATAATCGATCTGAGAGCAACTGTAATCTTGTTTCTGATTCATCACCACTATAACACCATGTTACAGCGTCTTTTAATTCAATAAGTTGACGAGTAGAAATATCATTAACAGTAGAAAGTAAGGAAACATTTAAGTGCTTAACACCATGTAGTACTATTTTATTCTGAGAAAAAAAGTGCTGCGCAATACATGCAAAAAGTGTTTTGGCATATGCAAGTCTAAATAACCTAGCATTATCTCCTCCCCAGTACCCCCAATTTAAATCAAAGCTTATAGGGCGTATTTTCACACTATCATCAGCTAGAACATAAATGCTTTTCTTCAATTTAGTTTCATTTGGTAGCCTTATATCTGAAGCTTCAAACTCTTCTGGAGGATTAGAACCAGCAGTAATAACCGCGAGCTCTTTTCCACCAAATTGTTCATCTTGAGCTAATCCATAAACATGAATAATGACAGGTTCATCTCTGTTGATCTGTCCTAACTCGAATGGATTATCCAACCCTAAAGATTTGTTAACTTGCTCTTTGAACGAACTAACTGAGCAAAAAAGGAGCTGATGGTGTTTTGTATCGATACCAAATAAGGAGCTAAGAAACTGTTCTTTTTTGAAAGTGAGACTCCAGTCAACAGTATCAAAATCACTTTTACTAGGCTCAAAACGATTTATAAACTCACTGGTAGTTAATGTCTCCGTATCAACCGCAAGTGTTAAGCAGTCAGTTAAATCATGTGATTGAGCAAATTGACACAGACGATATAAACTCAGGCGAGCATCAGCATCCCAACTACCTTCAAAAACACAAGCAGTTAGGGTTTCTTTGCAATTATAATTTGCCTTAACGCGTAAGCTTTCAACGCGAAGGCAAATATTATTTATCAATAACGTTGACAATTTGAGATATCACTCGATGCTCTATTGATCCATCAGCTAGATATGTAATGGTTACCCCAGCAGCAGCTGGTTCGCCGGGCCACTCTATCGTAACTTTATTATTATTTCTAATTTTAGTAACTTTATCTCGCTCTACAATTGAGTTTTTTCTTGCTATGAATTGCACGCCATTAAACTCATGCTTATCCATAAAATCATTAAATGTCTGAATGTTATCATCTTGCTTTGCTTGATCTACATCATTGCAAACAAGATCTCTGATACTGTCCATACTGATAGGTTGACCATCATTTATTTTAATAAAATCAACAGCCTTTGCTTTTTTTAAAAATGCTTCTGGATCACCAATGCTCATAGCCCACTGGTAGATTTTTGTTGGTACCATTCTACTATAGGATGAATCTACCTTTTGCAATTTTACAGCTAAGAAGTCCTTAAAGTATTTTGTGATAGCTATTTCTGTATCGAGTTGGCTAGTTGACTTTCCTCTCTCTACCGCTAAAACATCCCAATCAAACGTATTACTTACATCAATTAATGCTCTTTTCTGAATTGCTTTTTTATCTTCTGATAATGTATCTGCTATTTCAGTAAAACTAACATGCCCCTTATTTTTAGGATCTCGTTTCTGAGCAAGAACTTTGGTGTAATCAACTTTCAGTAAAAAAACAAAATATTGCTTTACATTTTTAATGACCATACTTGCATGAGCTACTATCACAATACCATCAGACATTGGGCCACTGTGAGTTTTCTTAAAATCAGAAACAATCAACTTAGAAGTATCAACAAACTTTCCATCAGGATCTGTGATAATTTCTTGGCAGTGGTTAACTAACGTATTGTTGGCTTTATCAGTAAACTGATAGCGAGTCCCCTTCGCTGTTTCAAGCAACATATCTTTAAAAAAGTGTTTTTGAGTACCAGTTAGTTGAACTGACTCTAGGTAATCAGGCTTAGCTTTAGCTGTTTCAATAATATGATAAATAAAATTATGGATCTCTAAAGAATCTCTAACCCCTTGATTTAAAATACTTTCTCTTTCACTCATCTTTAATTCCTTAGAGCGATACACATTGAATAGGTGCATCAGCAAGATATGATAAATTGAGGAAAGGAAAATAGTAGGCTTCCTTGCCTCGAAACATTCTGTTCTATACACACTACTTTACTAAAAAAATTAAACTAAAACTGTGTTTTAGAGCTAAAGTCTGCCCAAATAAATACTAGAGAATACACCTTAAACAAGGCCGTACCAGCCCAATCCCAAGATGACTGTAGACATCATAAGAACTGAAATCAGGAAGTATAGAGCTCTTTCATGTTGCTTTGACTCACGCAGTATGTGTGCTTTTTCTTCTATAACATCATTTTTAGCTTGCTCAATTTTTTGAATTTCACTAGCAAAACTGTCTCGAATCTGTCTCTCTTTTTCTAGCTCGTTTCTAAGAGAAAACAGTTCCACATTCGAAACCTTAAAAGCCTCATTTTCACTTTTTAGTCTCTGATTAAATAGCTCAATGAGACGGCAATACCACTCAATTAAAAAGCATTTGGCTTTATAAAACTCTTTGCTAGGTATGAGTTGATAGCGAGGTGTATTACCTGAATCGTTAGAAACATTACAATGATCACTTAACCGTTTCCAAATGATCCAAGACTCTTGATCACTTTCCAGTAAAGCTTCTAATTCAGTTATTTGGGTGACGAGCTTTTTAAGCTCTATGGATTCTGAAAAGTTTATGTGTTCATCTGCATTTCGCTGACCTGCTTTCACATCACTTTGACCAGGTAAAGACGAGGCAATGACAATATTTCCATGTGCGACAATATTACTATTCCCGTCCACAGATTGATCTTTCTTGAGTAAGGTTTTGTCATCTAACGGGGAACCTGATGAATCATCAGGCTCTTCGAGCATATTGTTGCATTTATCTGCAACTTTACTGGACATCAATTCTGTTACAATACTGTCAGTATCTATACCTTTATCATCCATGAGCTACTACCTCGCGTGCTATTACTTTTATGCCGCAAATAACTGTATAACTTTAGCTCCTAACTCAACAGGATCGACCTCAAGGCTTTCATCCTGTGCCTGTTTAAGGATCTGATATATCTCCATCGTAACTGGGTAAACCATTTCAGGGTGGGCTAATTTCCGTCCTGAACGATGAATATATTTAGCGACAATCTCTATTGCCTTTTCTTGTAAATCAAAATCAAAATCAGCTGAAAAACTACGCTTCCCGGTGATAACAAACTGTAAATCAAACCCTAATTCAGACAGTAGGGCTAGCTTATCCGAAGGTATTGCATGACCAGCTTCCCATCGAATAAAGGTACCTTTATTAACCCCTATCCCTTCAATAACTTCCTTTTGAGAAAGCCTCAAATAGGTTCGCTCATCTTTTAAAAAGTTCAATTTATTGCACCAAGAAGTTGACAGGTTCAATATGTTGAACCTATACTGACCCCATCTTATTAACTCGTTTACGAATTGCACCCCGTAAACACATTTATGTATCAGAGGATTAAATCATGAAAGCCAATGAAATTAAAGCTGCTTTGCAAGAGCGAGGCCTTACTTACTCAATGATCGCTGATGCTGCTGGGATCAAAATTGCCCACATCAGCGCGATCATCAATCGCCATAACAAATCCATGAAGGTCGCCAATATCGTTGCTAAAGCAATAGATTTGCCTGTTGAACAAGTATTTCCAGAACATACTGCTGTACTTAATCAACGTAAAAAAGAGCAGGAGCGTCGCCAGAATGCAGTGAATGATTTACGCCAACGCCTAGCATCTTGACGGGGTATGGGGTGAATAACAGTTTTCTCCAACAACAAGTTTGAGTCACATCATCTAGCTGATAGAGCCTTTTTAGGGAAATTTCTGTATGACTAACGCTATGACTGTCAATTGTACCAATAAGACAACTGCGCTTAACACATACCAAGCTCCAGTTAAGCAAATACAACAGGGTCATATCTTGCACCCAGACTCCCCATTGCACTACTTGTTGCCGCTGTGCAGGCCGCAACTGCGACAAATATTCAAACAAAGCGCGAACTTCACCAAAAATACCGGACGGTATATCACTAGTTATATTGATGTTGGCCAAGAACTTTTCATCCAAAAAAGTAGTCTGACCCAACCAATGGTTGAACGCTTGATAACACATATTCGTATCTGCAGTCATGAGTGCCAATCTCCATATTTAATTGATTTTCGTGAATACATAAATCTTGGAGACTTGTGGCTTACCTGTATAGACGCAGAGCAACTCTTTGTTTGGAAAGGTACGAATAAGGGGCAATTCTAATGACCACTCGAAATTGGAAGCGTGAAGTACCGAGCTCTCTCAATCACGCACTACGTTTGTGTAAAGAGCATGGTTTAGATAAACAAAACCTTTCAGTTGAACGGATTGCTGATCGCATGGCGACTTCAGTCGACACACTCTATAAATGGTTGGGCAGTGGCAGGATGCCAGCAAATCAACTGATTAACTTTGAAAGCTTAACAGCAGGCAATAGCCGCACTGGTCGCCCCTTTGTTACGGAGTACTTAGCCCACTCTCAAGGCTACCTCTTAATCAAAATGCCTACAGGTCGTCAGGCGGAGCATACAGAAGTGCTGGAGCTGAATATTTTCATGCAGCAATTTATTGCTGAACTGTTGAGCCTTCAAGCTGGTGAAGGTGACGCTGAACAAGCAATTACAACAGTGAAAACATTGATACAAGACTTAGCCTTTCAGCATAAGAATATTGAGCAACACCAATCACCACAGCTTGATTTAGGGGAGAATTTATAATGAAAGGTATTACTAATAGTGACAACCAATATATCTCTGAACAAGTACAGCGAACACTGAAGATCATTGTTGTCATGGCTGGCCGTGAAATACAAGGTATTAGCCCTAGCGAACTGGCTAAGCTAGTCCAAACTTCTCCTACAAATATCACTCGTGCACTAGCTAATTTGAAAGAGGCTAACTTTGTTGAACGACTCCCAAGCGATGCTAGACACTGGCGTTTAGCTCCCAAGCTGGTACAGATTGCTAACTCTGTTTCACTGAACCTTAATCAAGCGCAACTGCAGCTACAGCAAGACCAACAAAACTACAGTTTATTGGCCATTTAGCGCTAAGGAATTCCCATGAATAAATCAGACACAAAAGTCACAGATCTATCTGCAGAACAGGAAAAATCTGTAATTGAAACTAAAGAGGTGCTTGCCTCTAAACAGGATGTACTCATCAAAATTGGCCAGATTCAAGCATTTAATTTCACAGCAAAACTGCTGACGGTCAGCGAATTGAAATTACTGAAGGAGGTTAAAGAATCTAAGACATACAAAGGGTTGACCTATATCAATGATAAAGGAGAAGTGCTGACGGTCAGCACTTGGGTTGAGTGCTGTGAACATATTTTGAAGTCGAGCCGTCAGCATATAGATGACAAGTTAATTAACCTACAACAGTTTGGAAACGAGTTTTTCGAAGCTTCACAAAATATGGGGCTTGGTTACCGCGATCTTCGTAAATTACGCCAACTCCCTGAGCAAGAGCAGGCCCTAGTTATAGACAGTGATGCTATCGACATGGGCGATAAAGATGCAGTAAAGGAGTTAATAGAAGAACTCACAGAGAAGCATGCCAAGGAGCAACATGATTTAAATCAGGAGCTCAGTGAATGTAAAGCAATAGCCAAAGCTCGTCAGAATTTAATAATAAAAACCAATAACCAACTGGCTGAACAAACCGAAGAATTTGAGAAACAGCAGTTAGCACAAAGGCAAAACCCACTGTCCTGGCTTACTCAAGTTAAAGAGATCAATCTGTTGAGTACCCGCTTGCTAACTGCTGCATGTGAGTCTGCTTCTCAACTACTTGAGCTAAATGAAACCATTATAACTAGCCATATGAATGAAGCTCACAGCGAACAAGCCATGGAGTTAATGGCTAGTGTGCAACTGCACAATGTCAATGAGCTTTTTATGGTGGCAAATAACCTCTCTTATGAAACCCGTGATCGTTTCTCTGCTTATATCGAAAATGCGCGTCCTATGCATAGCGAAGAAGAGATCATTGAGTTAGAGCAACAACTTCTCGCACAGGATTAAGCAGCATGACTAACCAAGCCAACTTAAGTCCGCAGATGCGTGACGCCTACTGTCGACTCGCTACTGAACTCGATAATGCCAGCTTTAAAGAACGCGGCATGATCCGTAAAACCTTTGAAAACTTTCATGGGGTTAGCCTCAATACAGTTTATCGAGGTTTGGAAAGTATTGGTTGGTCGTCAGGAAGAAAGAAACGTATCGATGCAGGAACCACAACCATCGATGAGAAAACACTACAAGATTTAGAAGCTGTAACCCGTTTAAGTCAACGCGCGAACGGCAAACACACCATGCCGACCACTGTAGCAGCCTCAATGTTGACAGGTAGTGGTCGTGAGATAAATTTATCGAACTCTCGCCTAAATCAGTTGCGCCGTCAGCGTAAAAGTACAGCTCAAGATCAGAAGCGAGCCTGCCCCCATCAGCAGCTGCGCTCGCTGTACCCAAATCATGTACATCAGGTCGACCCCTCTTATTGCTTGCTGTATTACGCTCCAAGCGGTGAACAACGAGTACAGAAGTTTGTTGATGAATCCGACATGTATGCCAATAAACCTGAGAATCTGGAGAAGATTAGCAACCTTAAGTGTTGGCGATATGTACTGACCGATCATTATAGCAGCACGATTATTGTGCGATATTATCAAAGTCGAGGTGAAACCAGTGAAATCCTGTGGGACTTCTTGCTCTATTGCTGGCAGAACATTGAGTCACGTCCGTTTCGTGGCGTTCCCAACATTATGGTGTGGGACAAAGGATCGGCTAACACTAGTGCTCCAATCAAGAATGCACTTAATTCATTACAGGTCGAACACATTGCCCATATGGCAAAGAACCCTCGTGCCAAAGGACAAGTTGAAAGTAGTAACAATATTGTTGAATGCCATTTTGAAAGCCGATTGAAATTTGAACCAGTCAATAGTGTTGAAGAACTCAACGAGGCGGCTGAGACCTGGTATAACGCTTGGAACGCCAACTTACTCCCACGGCAGGATAGTCGATTACGCCGCCGAGGCATGGCTAGCCCCGTAGCAAGATATGAACTATGGCAAACCATTTTAAGAACACCACAAAAATTACGCGAGCTCCCACCATTACAGGTATGTCGATACTTATATCGAGCGGATCCTCAGCTTCGTAAAGTTAGCGGTAACCTTGAGATATCTTTCAGGCATCCCGCTGCAGAAAAAAGCATGCGCTATTCGGTAAAAGGTTTAGCAAACATCATCGTTAGTGACAAAGTGACTGTGGCCCCTTTGTTCTACGGTAACTGCCAAGTGTTAGTGACGGTTAACGGTTACAACGAAGACTCTCAAAACCACATTTTAGACCCGATAGATGTTGACGAGGCTGGTTTTAATATTGATGCGCCGATATGGGGTGAGTCCATTAAGGCGATGCCTGATACCGAAGTCGAGAGACGTAATAAAACCTCAGATCAAACCGCATTCCCCAATATGGATCTTGAGCAAATTAAAAAAGCTAAGGCCAAACAAGTCACTCCGTTTGAAGGTAACTTGGATGCCCATAGTCACTTGAAAGATATTAAGCAACCCGCCTTCATGCGTCGTGAGGGAAGCAATATTGAGCTGACTGAACAATATTCCCCTGCCGAACGAACCCCATTAACCCGCATTGCCCTTAAGCGATTGGTATTAGGCCAGCTAGGCCGAGCATTAAGCGTCGATGAAAGCCAAGCCCTTGAGCAATACAAAGATGTATTTGATGAGGACATTCCGCAGATTGTGGCGGATTTGCTGCAACCTGTATCGCCACTAAAGCTTGTTAAATAAGGACATTAAGATGAATAACACCCACGAGTTAACGATTGACCAACTGCTAAAGCGTAATGATATGCCTCGAATGGCGCTATTGCGACAGCTAAATAATGAGGGCTATTCAATTGGTAAATGCTCTATGCGTAACCTTGCCGAGCATAACAAATGCCCACGCCGTGCTCCTGCTGCAGCCGTAAGAAAAGCACTAGGGCATCTACTGGGGAGCAATATCAAAAAAGAAGAGTTAGATACGATTTTTAAACATCAACCTAATGGGGGAAATAACAAGGTGGATATATCACAGCCTGTATATGGCGTGATTGAACTGCTCCAAACAAACAACCTAAGTCAAATGCAGGCGATTAATGCACTAAAAAAAGACGGGATCAATATTTCACCCACTGCCATGAGTCAAATACTGCGTCATGGTATCTGGCCAAAAACAGTTGAGCGAGTTGATATTGAAACCTCTTTAAACGCTTGGATGGCTCAGTTTGTGACTCAGAAGCAGCTCAATAACATGTGGAAAGTTCGCGGAGCGACGGTTAACCCAACGCCAATGAAAACTCTAACCACAGTGCCAGATGCGGCGGTTAAACCACGCATCACTTTTGAACAACCGGAGCCTGAAATGCTAAATCAGACGACTTTACGCCACTTTAAATTATCTCGTCATCCATTTGAAAACGAGATCAGAACAGAAACAGATCTATTTATGAGTGAGCAACAGGTGATGTTACGTGAAGCCATGGTGCAAGCCACTCTTGGCGGTAGCATCATGGCGATGATTGGTGAATGTGGATCAGGCAAAACAGAGACACGTAAAGGGTACATGGAGTACATCAGACGTCACCACCCAGAGGTGCAAGTGATTGAGCCAATGGTGATCAACAAAAAACGATTAACCGCTGAGATGATTTTCGATGCCTTAGCTGAAGAGTTAATGCTGACCTCTTTGCCAGGAAGCCTTGAGCGCCGAGCCCGTAAAGTTGAAAGCGCACTAAAACGAAGCGTGAAGGCGGGTAATCGTCATGTATTGATAATAGAAGAAGCACACGATCTAACCAATGATGTTGTTAAGTACTTAAAACGCATTTGGGAATTGAGCGACGGTTTTAACCGTTTGATCAGCATCATTCTTGTAGGCCAACCAGAGCTTGCACAAAAGCTAGCACCTTCTAATTACGAAGTACGTGAGTTTTCTCGTCGCTGCAACGTGATGAAAGTCCCCCCTTTAGGGCGTTCACTGACGGAGTACATTGCCCACAAATTTAACCGTTGCAATGTGAACTATCAAAATGTGATAGAGCCTCTAGCCATTGAAGCGCTACAACAACGCCTGCAAGCCAAGGTCAGTTATGGCATGGCTGCGAAAGCAAGTGAGCATCAAGACATGAGTTACCCGTTAATAGTCAATAACTGGTTAGTGTGTGCCATGAACCTTGCTGCCAGCTTAGGGGAAAGCACCATAAGTGCTGATGTCATACAGGAGCTGAAATGAATAAAGCTAATTGTCACCTCATGAGCAACTTAACAAAGGCGCTGCAGTGTGCAGCGACTTTAGATAAGAACGGCGTAACGATAAAAAGCGTGACCTTAACAGGTCGCAAACCTTGTATTGAAGTTGAGAATAACAAGCGACTTGAACAACTTCCAGCAGTCCCCGTTGCAGTATCGAGTCAATGTGGCTATCGACTAGAGCGTTTATCTGCAGAAATTAACGGCACAGACGTGCAATGGAACCAACCCATTTTTAATTAACATTAAGCGGAGTAAACCATGAGTGAAGTAATTGCGGTACCAGAGGGTTTTATGCGTGATCCTAAAGGGAATTTGGTTGCTGTTAGTAATATCAAACCCATTGATCTTTTACGTGATGAATTAGTTGGAAAACTATCAGGCTTAGCCACTAAGCAACAATCACAAATGCGAGCATTTAAAACTTCCATGCTCGATGAGCTTGAAACATTTGTGTCCCTTTCTGCCGACGAGTACCAAATAAAGTTAGGTGGTAAAAAAGGCAATATCACACTAATTAATTTCGATAGTACACAAAAAATTCAGATAGCAGTAAATGAGCAAATTCAATTTGATGAACGCCTACAAGTTGCTAAGCAGCTTGTTGATGAGTGCATCCACGCTTGGTCTGACGGAGCAAATGACCGCATACGAACATTGGTTGAGCATGCTTTTCAGGTAGATAAAGAGGGGCAAGTTTCAACGGCCAGAATTTTAAGCTTACGCAAGTTAGATATGGAAGATGAACGCTGGGATCGCGCCATGCAAGCGATTGCTGACTCAATTCAGGTAACCGACAGTAAATCTTATATTCGTTTCTACAACCGTCGCCATACAGACGATGCTTGGCAGGCCATATCACTCGATATAGCTGCTCTTTAGGAGGAATAGATGAAAAAGCAATTCAAGCCCAAAGCCTGGTACATCAAGATGATCCATATTGGTAAAAATCAGTTAAAAATTGATGAACAATCCTACCGTGCAAACTTGATGGAACTAACAGGTAAGCGATCTTGCTTGGATATGGAAATCACAGACCTCTTTAAGGTCTTGGAGTTTCTCAAGTCTAAAGGCTTTAAATTTAAGGCTGGTAAAGCAATTAAGCTAACCAAGAAAGCAGCACCAACACAACTTGATAAGCTACGCCATATTTGGATAACCATGAACCATCAGGGCTTTTTAAGAGATGGCTCTGATAATGCTCTAAACAAATGGAGCATGACCCAAACTAAACGTCTCAACAACGGTACTGCTATTGCTAAGCTCGAATGGTTACAACCTAGCATGTTGAATGCATTAATTGAGCAATTGAAAAACTGGCATATGCGATTAATAAACAAGGAACTCGATCATCAATATTCAGCCGTAGCTTTGCTCTGCCAAGAGAGCCTTTTATCAAAAGAGGATAACAGCGTATTTATTGATATGGATAATCAGTTAAAGCAATCTCAGTCACATGAGTCACTTGTAAAGGTGTTTAATGCGCTAAATACCATTCTATCTCACTGTAGAGCAGCGACACGGTAAGCTAATGACGAGTATGAAGTGTTATGGCTCTGCTTTATACGTAGAGCCTAGCTTTTCACTAAAAAACGAGGTTTGTTATGAGTTCAAGTGAGCGTTCAGCAACTTTCTTGGTCGATATGATTATTCATCTTGAGACCAAGCTTACTGAGTTAGGTCTTGAGCCAGAAAAGGCAATGAAAGTATCTCAAGATACTGTTGATGAATTACGTCAAACCTATGGGGGTGAGCAATTCTATTTTCCACGAGGCTGGAGTTTAGATGTCACACTTTCCCATCATAAGATTTACGCTAAATTTAGAGGGCATAATCATGTGCAATTATCGAAAGAATTTAATGTATCGGTGACTCATATATATCGTGTAGTAAAGGCAATTCAAGATGCTGAAGCTGCTAGGCGTCAACCTGGTCTTTTTTAG